AGCAAGAAAATTATATACAAATGTTTATTTATTCGAAAAAAATATTGCACCACTTCAAATTCAAAAAAATAACAGAGAATTAGAAATAGTTGTAAAAGAATGCATTTTATTATCGATTCGAGACAGCATTCCCGTTGAAGATATTTTAAGAGCCTACATGGACGAAACACAAGAAACAGACGTAGAGGTAGAAGAACAAGTAGAAGAGATTGAAAAAGAAGTAGAAAATGTAGAGGATCCTAATGTAAATGAAAATTTAAAAGACAACAATTCCAAAAACTCTAGCGAAGACAATGTTTCTATGACATTTAAAGAGAGAAATGAAAATCTAAAAGAAGCCATTAAATTTAGTGATGTTGACATCGCATTTGAAAATAATGGTTTAAATAAGTTTATTGAAGCTCCGAAAGACATTGAACGTTTAGAACAAATTAGTTCAATGAACCATGAACGACGTAAATTAGAAGAAGCAGACGACGACGACGATGACAATGAAAAAATCAAAATAGGAAGTGATATCTCTCTTGCAGATTTAGATGTGCATGATATAGCTCATACAAAAATAAAAACTAATGATGACCTATTAATTAATTTTGAATTATTAACTTAATTCTATATTTTTTATATTTTTTATATTTTTTATAATTTACGTAAAACCTATAATAATAAATTTTTATTATAACTTAAATGGAAAATCTCTTTCTTTTAGCTACAATTATTTCTGTTGTTTATTTTTTATTTAAATTTTTAGAAATGAGATTTGTCAAAAAAGAAGATAAACCTTTAAAAGAATTAGTTAGAGATACTTTACATGTTTACATAAGTGCTGTAATTGGTATTTTTATTGCAGACCAATTTAAAGTAGCAAAATCAAGTGTTGATAAATTAACAGGAGGATCCGCAAATGTAGCAGTATTTGTTGATAATCCAGGATTCTAAATTTACATGTTTAACATAAATATTTCTTTCTTATTTCATCCAATTTAATTTAACATCTTGCTTAACCATTTGGTTAAGCAAGATTTTACACCATCGGGCATTTAAAATGAACTTGATAAATGTTACTTTGTTACTGATATCACACCGACTTGTCAGAGTTTTACTAGTCCAAATGTATATAATCATCGTTAAAAATAAAAATATACCGCAAATTAACTATATACAGGCATATCATCTATATTAATTATTTTTTTAATTTTTGACAATTTATTTCGTGCCACCAAAAATTGAGAAAATAATTCTCTTTTTAATTGATTTTCAGGAGTATGTTCATGCACTGTTCGCACTATCATTTTATATAATTTAAAATCGGGGTATCTCTCTTCTCCGTTTGTTTTATAAAGCACATTGCGACCTTTGTCATCTTTACACCATTCATTTATTAATCTAGTAATTGGTGTTTTATTTATGTCTTCATCATCTGGTATTAAAAAATCATATAAAGAACAAGCTAGTCTACATAAGTCAAAACTATAATTAGGTTCTAATCGTGGTTTTTTTTCATTCATGTAAGGTTCAAAATTGTATTGAGTAGCAGCATCACCATTTTTATGAAAACTATCACTACAAACATTTACACCTTTGAATTTGTAAATTGCTCTTCCAAAATCTATTATCTTAAATATTCTACCGCATGTAGGTACCTTATAATGCTTATTATTAAATTTGTAATATAAAAACTCTTTGTCTGTTTGAATATACATTATATTATTTGTGTGCAAGTCATTATGTGTAAAATTAAATGTTTTTTGATAAGTTAATAATATCATAATTACTTGCATTAAAATAGCACACCATTCTTTTGTTGATAATTCTGTAGATGTAATTAAATCATCTAGCGTTTTTAAACATTTTTCCAAACAAATAACATTTACTGGAAATTTATTAATTATTGCATTTATTACATCTTCAGATGCAGTAGAACATTCTGAAACACTTCCATCTTCATCGACTTCATCTTCATCATCTTCATCAGCTTCGTCTTCATCGTCTTCTTTGTCACTATCTTCTTTTCCATTTTCATCGTCGAGAGAATTGCCATCAGTGTTTGATGTTCTAGATGAACAAGTACTATTACTACACTTTGTATCAACTTTGCTATTAATTTTAGACATACTTACTTCATTTTCAAATAATAATTCACTTTCCTCTACAACCATTAAATCTTCATTTTGTTCTTTAGAAACATGAAATAAAGTATTTATATCATCTAAACTTTCAATATCATCTAGCGTTAATATATTATTATTTGAAACATTTTCACCATTTGCATTGCTTTCATTATTACCATCGTTGTCATCATTTTTTATAACTAATCTTTTTTTATTCTTTTTACTATCAAAATTCAATAAATCATTTTGATATTCACTATCAATTTTAAATAATTCATTTTTATGTGTATTAAAAAACTCTGAATCATATAAGTATTCCAAATCGTCATACACATTAACCAAAAAATTATTTTTCATTCCTAAAAAAGAACCATAATAATCCAATCCATTTATAAAACCATGATGATTTAACATTTGACTTGTCAAATAAGTAAAAAAACCATCTACATAAGCCGCATTATTATTGTCAAGCACTTTTGCATGGCCTTTTTTATTCATAAAATCAGGAATATTTAATAAATTTTCATCGATCGTATCATATTTGCCTATCATATATTTGACTGGATCCAATAAAGGACTAAATTTAAAAAATACATTCTTAAAAGAAATTGTATCATCGTTTAAATTTTTTAAAGAACATTTAAAAGAATTACTATCTGACAGTTCTTCAATTATTTCATTTAGAGAGAAATTGTTATTTAAATTAATATTATTATAATTTGTCTCATTTAATTGAAAATATTTATTATAAATTGGAATATAATTTTGAGGGTTTTCTAAATTTAAAAATTTCTCTAAACTATTAAAAAGACTTTCATTATTATTCTTTTGGTAATTAATTTCGAAAACCATTTATTTATTTAATATAAAATTAATAATAGTTTTAAACTAAAATTCGCGTATTTAAATTTACATATTTTTCTTAATGTTTAGTAATATTAATGGCATTAGAACTTAAAAAATGGGACATGCGTCATATTAGTTTTAGACCCGATGAAAATAAAGGTCCCGTTGTTGTTTTGATTGGACGACGTGATACAGGAAAATCTTACCTCGTAAGAGATTTGCTTTATTTTCATCAAGATGTACCAATTGGAACGGTTATTTCAGGGACAGAAGCAGGAAACGGATTTTATAGTTCTCATGTTCCAAAATTATTTATCCATGATGAATATAATACTGCTATTATTGAAAATATCCTAAAGAGGCAGAAATTAGTTTTAAAACAAGTGAAAAAAGAAATGGAAAATTATAAGCGTTCTAATATTGACCCAAGAGCATTTGTTATTTTAGATGATTGCTTATATGATAACACATGGACTAAAGATAAAATGATGCGATTACTTTTTATGAACGGGCGTCATTGGAAGATAATGTTAATCATCACAATGCAATATCCGTTAGGTGTGCCTCCTAACTTAAGAACTAACATTGATTACGTGTTCATTTTGAGAGAACCATATTTGGCAAATCGCAAGCGAATTTATGAAAATTATGCTGGTATGTTCCCTACATTTGAAAGCTTCTGTCAAGTAATGGACCAGTGCACTGAGAACTACGAGTGTCTAGTTATCAATAACAACGCAAAATCTAACAAATTACAAGACCAAATCTTTTGGTATAAAGCCGAATCTAGACCTGATTTCAAATTAGGCTCTAAAGAATTCTGGGAAATTTCTAAAGATATGAACTCCGATGATGAAGAAGACGTGTATGATCCAAATAAAGTCAAAAAGAGAGGTCAAGGACCAAAAATTAACGTAAGAAAATCTGCTTGGTAAATAGTGTAAATTTATTTTTCTCGCTGACATTAGGTGCAATAATTCATTTTGATTTTACTTTTACACCTTTTGGACATTTAAAATGCCGATTTTGAAAAGTTTAGGAAATTAATGTTTTATAAATTATTACTCATTTATTAACTTTATTTAGAGAAAGTTAATAAAACTATATAAATATTTAGGCATTTTAATTGTCCAAAGGTGTAAAAACAAAATCATTTATACAAATAACAAAAAAACAATTTGTTAATAATCGTGATTACAAAATCATTGCTCCTGAACCATCAGGAGCAAAAAAAGGTATACGTGGAGGTCATAATAAAGAAATTATTGTCAAAAATTAAAGAAAAATTTACAGATTTCGAGCAACAGTTGTTTTTATCAAGTTTTTATTGCTATTTGAATTGTGACCCTATTAATGATTTTGTTATTGATTTGGATAATGTATGGAAATGGTTAGATTTTGGTCAAAAAGTAAATGCTAAACGAGTTTTGGAAAAAAACTTTCAAATTGATAAAGATTATAAAAACTTGCTTTGCCAATCGGCAAAGCAAAACGATAAGACGCACGGAGGTCACAATAAAGAAACAATTATGTTAAATGTAAATACATTTAAAAAATTTTGTTTAAGAGTAAGCACGCCTGTTGATTTTACATTTTTTAATTATTTTTTATGCCGAGAAAATCGGAGTTTGAAATGTTAAAAGGTGTATTATTGATAAAGATTATAAATGATTGCTCACTCTTGAAAGTGAGCAAAAAAAGGTATACGTGGAGGTCATAATAAAGAAATTATTATACTATTATTTAGAATAATAAAATTTTCATAAAATAAAATGATATCAAAATGATATCAAAATAAATCAAAATAAATTATAAAATTGAAATTATATTTTTTTAGTTTTATAATAGTAAAACATAACAATGGAACTATTCACCCTACTACCAGATGATATTAAAATTTTAATTATTACCGAATTTACAGGACAATTTAAAATGAGAAATGGAAACTTAATTCAACAAATTGACAGAGATGTTATAAATAATATGAATGATTTATTTAATCAAATACCAAAACCTATTGTGT